TTTTGCTTTACATCTTGCTCATAATCACAATTTATGTTAGAACACCCTATATACTCTTCCGGAAGTTCGACTGGAACTCCGTTGAAGAAAGTAGAGAGTGTCCTAACTCTAATTTGCAAAATAGAACCGCATTCTGGGCAGCGTTTGTTTGTAGAGTGCTTTAGCCTCCCAATACTATGGTCGGACATTTGCTACTCCGTTCCCCGCTCCATGTCTTGTACGACTTTAGATTGCTCTAATTGCTCGATAAGACTTTTACCAGTTTCTTGCAAAGAAGCAATAGATTCCGGAGTAAGTTCGGCAAGTGAGTCAACAAACGATGAAAGTTTTTCCATCAAACCGGAGAGGACAACACCTGTAGAGGTAAGCTTATCCATTTGATCTTCGTAGTCCATAACGATCTCTTCCTGTCGTATTCTAAATTGCTCATAGTTAGCAATCGAAGCAGTAATATCGCGCCAGAGTTTTGAGTCAAAAAAGTCGTTTTCGTTAACACTCTCTATATCAATATTTGTATTAGATTTAATAATATAAAGCATTTGTGCCAATTCTGCATTAAATCGATGTTTATCAACCCCTTTAACCAAAACAGCCCCGTTTTTATCAAATAAATCTTTGATATATTGGGCAATTAATCCGGCTTGAGTTCCAGCATCTAAATAAGGTATAACCTCAATATTAACATTTGTATCATAACTTAGCAGCACGTTGTCTGGCACTTTATATTCTATTTTTATTTTATCCATTTTTTCTCCATTATAGCCTAAAGGCTAATAATATCTCCTTCTTTTACAGTCTTATACTTACCTTTTTTATCCAGCAAAATATATTTCCCATTTTTATCTGCGGCAAAAAATCGTTTTTCTCTGACTATTCGTACCGTAAATAATTTTTCCGCCTGATCATTATCTGGTTCGGCGAAAGTTTCAACAACTTCTTTTAACTCTTCAGTATCGTCTACCGCTTTTTTTACGTTAGCAATAACTGTTACGTCATATTGTATATTTGGAATAATGTCTTCCTCTATTTCGGAAGATAATTGTTCAATGGGCTTTTCTATAATAGGTTTGTCTAAAATGTTTTCTTCGATTTTTTTCTTTGATATTCTTTTTGTAGCCATTTTTCTCCAATAATTAGGGAGGGGTATTACCCCTCCCTTATATTTATATTATGCTGTTATGCAACAACTACATCTACAGTGGTGTCTATAGCCGACGCAGAAGTTACTGTTGCTGTTATAATAGCACTTCCGGCAGAAACTCCGGTTACAAGACCTGTACTGGAACCAACAGTTACTTTCGGTGAAGCAGAACTAACAAATGTTATATCACTGTTTGGGGCTCTAAAAGAGAGACCCGCGGTTGACAAAGCATAAATAGTAAGCAAAGATGTTTCTCCGACAGCTAAAGATAAATCTCCGCCATATACAGAAATAGCATATACGTTGTCCCACCAGTTAGTATTGTCAATAATTTCAACAACTTTAGCGTAGTAGCCTGTTCCAGATTCGCAAGCGTCAGCAGAATCGCTACCAGTCGGAATATAGGCAAGAGCTGTTCCAGTTAAAGGAGTATTTGAAATACCATCAGCACTCATTGAGATCGAGAAAGCGCCAGACAAAATAACCCGTGGGGCTATAATCTGAACCATGCCGATTTTGTTGGTTGTAGCATCAGCAGAATTTAACTGACATTCCATAACAAGTTTAACGATTGATGGCATGAAGTTACCGGCAATGGTAAAGGATAAGCCCTCTGTCGTATTTTTGGTGTAGTATCGCACGCACCAGTTACCGCCAGCTTCTTCTCCGAGAACGTTAAACGCACCCGCTTCGGAAATAGTAATCTTCTGCGTGGCTCCAAGAGGGGATGTTGCCCAACCATAGATGGTTTGACCTTCAAAAGCCAGCGGTGTTTCGCTAACAGTGCCGGAACCTGACACAACAGCAACATTCTCTTCTTTGTAATATTCACCCGGGGTAAAGTCGGCTCCAACGGTAGATCCGAGCATGCCGAGATTCCATTGTGTATCCGTTAAAGTGAAGTTCATTTCAGCAGTATGATAGTAAGTATACTGCAATTGATTGCCCTGTCCGCCGCGAACGGGGGTTGAGCCTAGTGTTACTTCAATAGAGCTATCGAGCAAAGTTTTTGAAACAAAGACAATGTTATCGTTAGCATCATAAGCATACACGTCAGCAACTGATGTTAAGAATTTTCTATAAGCCATAATTAAACCTCCTGAGTTTAAGCGAGTGCTATTTCTTAGCACTCTCAAATGAAATTGTATTTTTTACTTTATCTAAGTCAACAGATACGCCTTCGTATTTATCATCTGTATCAATATTTGATAACCAATGTTTTATAAATGATTTATCTTTAAATTCTACCATTCCGGACATACTTGCCGCCAAGTATATTTTATAATGCATATAATTGTCAACCCTTTTTATCGTTTTTAGGAATTTTCTAATTGTCATCTCATATATATATTCGCATGTCCATCCTGTGACACTAGATAAAGAAACAATATAGTCTTCATAAGAAACAGATTTATTACCAGATCTTTTTGACTTATATAACCTCGCTTTTTCTAAAGAATCTCTTACATCTTTTGAAACTGATTCATCTATAAGCTCAACCATATCTTGCCTAGCTATAAGGTTTTTTAGTTGAAGAAAATCTTTTGATGTAAATTTTTCTCCATTTATAATAAAAAACGGTTTCTGATTCTCATCAAACGAATATCTTTTTATGCTCTCTTCTATATTATTAAAAGACGTATCATCTTTAAGACATAAAGCAAGCATTCTATCTAGGTAAAGCAAATAAGGATATTTATTTATATCTTCTATGCTTTTAGTATATATGTATTCTAAATCTGTCATAGAAATTATTTTTGGATCCGGAATACTGTTTTTATCTATAGTCAGACATTGGGCATAAGTACTAAAGAAAAGATAGTCTTTGACCTTTATTGGGTATAATAGTAAATTTTTGTACGGTATTGGTAAATCAAATGTATTATAATAGTTTTCATCCATTTTTTGCTTAAGCAGAATAAGTTGAAAAAACTAACTGCTTACCTCCAAATGGAATTTGACCGGCTTGAAATAGCCTGTTACTCTCATCTCCCATCTCACTAAATGTCATGAGTCCTACTCCCCCAATATCTATACCATTAAATACTCTTAGCAATTCTTGGGCAATAGAATCTATGCGGGTTTTATAATTTGACAAATGATTTATTTTATAATGAGAGAAGACTTCCATTGTAACACGTATAACGCCAACTGTACGGTTTATACCGTAAGCATACGACGGCATTATACGAAGCAGAGTGGTCTCATCCATTAGTACATCGGGTTGCTTACCATCCATAAACACATTATATTTTGAGCTATCTTCTTGTCCCGAATATATCATTACGCCTTTTTCTTCTATAGATAGGTCCGGTTTATTCCATGCGTCAGAACTGGTGTACCTTAGAAGTTTCCATACTAATTCGCTTTTTGTTATAAGAGTTGAAATGCAATTATATGACATATTAGAAAATTGAGTGAAATCATTATATGCCGAAAGCCCTATCCATTGTGTTTCTGTCATGGTACATCTCCTGATATCCAAGCGCCGCGAAGATATATATCAATATGTTTCACCATAGCATCTGTAAGTGCTCTGATTGTTAGTGGCGCTTCTATATATTTTTCTTTATTCTCTATTGTAAATTGATTTCCCGGAACACTTCCAGAGGTAAAGGTAAAGTTATCTAGTGGAACACCATTTGTAATACATGTAAACTCAAATTTAGCGTCTTGCTGAATATTATTTGCATACAAATATACGTTAAATGTCTTAGTTTCCCCTTCCAATATATAGTTTGTGCTAGGATTCGCTTTTACCTCTAAAACAATCGCATCATTTCCTTCTATACAAGTAACGGCACATGTATCAAACGTAGGATTTCCTTCGATATGTGCAATTAATGTACATTCTCCTATTGCTTTAAACAAAACGATCCCGTTACTGTCCACTGTTGCTACATTAGTGTCAGAGGACTGCCAGATTATGTTTCTGGTTGTAGTGTGTCCGTTATACGTGACTATAGCGTCCATTTGGACAACATTGTTTGGATTTCCGAGAATATTATTTTTTACTATATTTAATGTATACAGGTTTATTCCCGCATTTGCGATACCATTAACAATATCGTCGAGCTCGTTATTAACGAAATCGGCAATCATATCAATAGTAAGAAGTTTTGTGCTACGCCAATCGTATGTTTTTGTATTTCTAAAATCGTTTAAGCCAGTACCGAGTACTCTGTATCCAGTCCAATGCCCCGGATTTCCAAAAAGAAATCTCTGGTTTTCATTGATAAGGTTTGTTCGTGAATTGAACTGTGCCTCGATATGAAGAAAACCACCCGGAGTTTTAAAAGGAGACCCCTGTGTGGCATAATCACGAGGTTCTTTTACCAGATATTCTATGGCGCATGGTTCTTCATAATAAACACCAGTGCCTTCATCTAACCATCGTAATGTATTATTACAGCGTCTAATTGTACATGTATTTGTCAGATTTTTCTCTGCTTCGATGTTTGTTGTTAACCATATGTTATCATCAAACGTATAAATACGCCCGAGCATAGGGGGCTCTTCTGTACTTTTAAAGTACAGAGTTTTCCAATCGTCACCGAGTTTCAAGCCTGTTTCGGCATTAATTACATGAGAAATTCTAACGTCAACCGGTTTATATTCTTTAGAACCAATCTCTGTTTCTTCTAATATTTGATACCAATTAGAGGCATTATAAAACTGTTCATCTAATGTATGCTGAAATAAATTAACATACTCAGATTTTGGCACACTACCTTTTTGTGCACCCGCGCGTATAGACGCTCTCATATGCTTGTAATCGCTCATATTACACCCCAAAAAAATCTTGATCCAACCAACCGGTCCAATCGTTTCTCTTGTAAGCATAGTCAATTAGCAATTGAGAGCATTCTTCTTGCACGTCTCTTAACCTAGACGCTTTTTCCCTTAAGTTCATAGACTCTGATGCAATCTTAAAATCTCTATCTGTCACATGTAAATTCATTTGCGTTATATCGTTAACATTTTTTTGCATCCAATATTTCATCATGAGTTTTGCCAATATAACTTTATTAGCTAAAGTTAAAGTATCAGTAAATGTTTTTTCAACTTCATCATAATTTAGATCTTGGTCGCACATATTAAATTCTACAATTGCAAATTTTAGCCATGCTTCCACATAGTTTTCAAAATCTTCCTCAGAAGCGTCAAACAAATGGTTTAAGCGGTAGTCTGTGATGGTGAGCATAAAGAGGTCATATACCTCACTTAAAGTTGTTGCCATAAGACCTCCTTACAAGGGTTCATATTATTTTTCTGCCATATTCTCGAGCATCATTTTTGCGGAATCTACTCTTTCGTAGATTTTAACGCCAGATATTCTAGATATGCTATCCACAACATTCAGGTTTACAGAACGGGGATTATCAACTAGTTTATCTACTATTAATCCGATAATTATTTTTTGCTGCTCTTCATTGGCTGAGTTATACAACGCCAAGCCCTCTTCTGAGTTAAAATCGAGAATTTCATCAATCTTTTCTTTTGTAAGAATTTTAGTATATATTTCATCCAGACCGTGAAAGCGAATAACGCGCGGGTCGAGAATATAATAAAATCCGGCTTTTAGAAAAGTGGGATTTGTCTCCATTATATCTACCAAATCTCTATAGAGAATTCGTTTTACTTCCCCGAATTTGGTAAATTTTTTAATACTCCCTTGCCCCATTTCCTTAGTACTAAGGTTTAGGGAATAAGGTGTAAGACTCATTATTGGGATGTACGAATCGGAATCAATTTTTTGTCCGGCTTCTTCGTCTAACGAAACAGCCTGTTTGTTTTCCAATTCAGCGATGCGTGCTTTCAGTGCTAAGATTTCTTTTTTTTCATCTTCGCTAGAAAGCTTTTGCGTACCTTGTGTTGTCATTATTCTCCTTAATATATTTTAATGCGGGGGCGGGTTTTATTTCCCGCCCCCATGCATAATAAAATTAGACAGTCATTATTCCGGCTACGGAATTTGTGACAATGCCCGTGCCCCATGACTTGTACATGGTTGAAACCTGCATGAGGTTTGCGCGGTCATATGTGTCGTCCTGCCATGACAAGGTTGAGCCTTCAAGCACGACCTTGACAATTCGCTGTGAACCAGCAGACAAGAAATAAATTCTGTCATCAGGAACACTTGTTGTGAAAGGTACTGCGATATTAGCCAACTGCGGCAAAACCATCAGATCGGTTCCCATGAAGTTATTCATGTAACCCAAGCGGGTGTATTCGCTGTTGATGTCATAGCGGTAGTTAGCATTGGAAGGAAGAACCTTCGACAAAGCAAGCTGAGTACCGAGAGCGATAACGTTTCCGCCACCATTGAAAGCACGCACAGCCTGCGAAAGGCGAACGAACTCTGCTTGGGTGTAACCGGCGACTTTCAAACCAGTAACTGGAGTGGCATCGATGGTATCCATGGCGGTAGAGAAAGCGTTGTAAACATCCAAAGCAAGCGAGTGCTCGAAGGAGCGAATCATAACCTGAACGAATTCAGCCAAAGATTCTTTACCATCGAGAACTTTCATCAGGGACACATAAACGGTCATCTGGCGAGGTTCCGGAGTAACCGACACCTGACCACTGTACCATTTGTGCAGTTCTGTGGTCCGCTTACCGAGGCGGCTTGATTTCGAAACAACAAACAGTTCGTTTGGTTTCACGGTGAATTGAGCGACATCGCCCCAACCGATGTTGCGGACTTCTGCGAATGCAGAAGTGGCATCCATAACGGATTGTGGGAGAATCATATCGATCATCGCAGAGACAACCGCGAAGGTTGCCCACTGGAGAGTCGGATGGCTCGACCAAGTGGCGACTGGGAAAGACTCGAAGCTGGTAATACCAGCAACGCGCATAATTTCGCGCTTCAAGGCGGCATTCAACTTCTCTTCTTTTTCAGAAAAAGTAAGCTTTACGCCGTCGGCTGTAGCTTCTTGAAATTCGGCTTTTGAATCTCCGTTGAGCGATTTGAAATGATTGTAGTAATCAGCGAACATTTTGTAGACGCCGAGGTTTTCTTCGCCAGCAAACTGTAGTACGTTAGTAGGAATTTTATTCATAATTGTTTCTCCTTTACTTTAATATAATTAAGCGCGAATGCATTCGAGGATGTAAGCGGTTTCGCGACCACTAGCGAAACTTGAGTTCAGACCGGTTGCGCCAAAAGCAAAAGTTGTAGTCTGAATAAGTTTGTAGCACAATCCTGTACCCGGGTCAGCAGCAGCCCAATCGAGCTTCTTTCCGCCAGCAACTGGGATCGCATGCGTATCGCCTGCCTGCCAAGCACTAGCAAAGCCATCGGCATTTAATGTGATAAGATCATACTTCTGTGGTTTGAAAGCGGGGAATACTTTTCCGTATACATTTACAAAGTTCTTGATATCGTCTGCGCCGCCGGTTAGTTGGAGAGAAGGCATAAAGTCTTCACCAGAATAAGCCATCCATAAATCATCATTTACGGGAGAAGCGGAAGCAAGGGCAACCAGCCAAACTTCAGATTCATCAACTTCAGTTGACTTACCAGTGAGCTTGAACACAGAGCCATTATCGATGTCACCGACTGCGCTACCTGCAATCGCATGGCGATTCCAAATGTCCACATTCATAGCACCGATCTGTCGTGGGATAAAAATTGCGTGATTAGCCATAATATAAACCTCCTAGTTTATAGATAAATTGTTGACCAAAAGGCTTATTGCCACAGGTCGTTTTTTGATTTAGCAGTCATATCGCCAAACGGCAGCCCTGCTTTTTTTACAGAAACATTTGAATCTTTGTTCTCACGAACAGCGAAATCGAATGATTTTGCTTTGCATAGTGTCTTCCATTGCTCGATATCAGCAAAAGCGTAATTCGCAGCATCGGCAAGCATCTCTGCTTTGACTTCTTCTGGAATAATAACTTTTTCTTCAAGTTCGCGTATGGTTTGTTCAATAGTGAAAAGTTTTTGAGATTCTTCGACATTCGCCTTAAATTTCTTTAGCTCTTCGTTTTCGGCTTTGTAAGATTCAACTTCTTTAGACATTTTTTCAATTGTCTCAGATAATTCGTCAATCTTATTAGAAAGCTCTTCGTCAATAGAAACCGTGACACTAAATTCGTTATCTTTAGTTTCAACTTCTGTGGTGGTCGGAATCTCGTCAGCAACTAAAGTTTCGGGTACACTAAGTGTTTCAAGAACTTCTTCTTTAACTTCTTCTTTAACTTCCTGTACTTCTTCTTTAACTTCTGCCATTTCGACTTCGTTTACTTTTTCTTCTTCCATAACTTTTTCCTCCTTTTCAGGCTGACTTAGCCCCAAAGTTTCTTGCATAGTTTCTTCACTCATGTTATCTTCCTTTTCTATAGACTTAGCTTTCCCTATTTTATCCTTCATTTCCTTAACAAAAGATTCCGGAAGTCGTATCCGGGGTTCAGAAAATTCTTTTTTATAATCTTCAGTATACTCTTTTTCTAGTTCTGAAAATGAAAGAACATTAGCCATAGCCAACGGAATAGCGGGTGTGACAAAACTTCCCAATATAGTTATACCTTCATATTTGAAGTCTGTTAATTCTTTTTCACCGCTAGGCAGGCGTTTAATATCATAAACAATCATCTCGACTGAAACAGGTTTTTTGCCGCCGTCGCGTTTAAAAATATCTAATAGCTGCCCCGTATATCTTTTCCATACATAGGATATGGTGGAAAGCATGGTTCTACCATCTGGTAACTTTCTACTTTTCACTTCGGAAGTTTCCGGAACAAATCCACAAACTGTTTCGTCCGGGTCGTGAGTATAAATATCATCAAGAGTTTCAGAATATTTCCACACAAGAGGACAATTTTTTATTGTGTCTGCGGTTCTCAATAACGTTTCTTCAGAAACATAAAGATTATGGAGGTTCTGACCACTGGCAAAGAAATCTAACTCTACAATAGCAAACTTAGAGTTTGGATTTTCATCGACAATTTTTGCATCTTCAATAGAAAACGCATATTTATTATTTTTCATTTAACCTCCTTCCCGCTGTATTCTAAACGCCTTCTTTTCTTTGTATCAGATATTTTTTGTTTAACTTCGTCTGAACGAGGTTTTCCAAAACTAGGATTTTTATCACCAAAAAGCCCTTTCCCGTAATTTGGGTTTTTATTGCCTTTTGCTAATCCTTTATCGGTTCTTGTTTTAGATATTTTATACTTAGTTTCTTCAGAAAGAACTTTTCCAGATTGGGCAATTGACATTTTTATTAACGCCTCTTCGGTATGCTTTCTTCCAAAAATAGGGGATAAATCTCCTGTTTTTCCATACATAGGATTATGTTCTCCAGAAAAATCAGCGTGGTTTTCTGAAAGCTTTTTTCTTTGCTCATCTGAAAGTTTTTTACCAAGATTAGGGGGAGATTTGCCATACATGCCATTGCCGGAACCCGATCTTGCTGTACTAATTTTTCTTCTTGCTTCTTCGGTATGCTTTGTCCCTAAAGGGCTATTTACACACTTTTTACGAATGTTATATAACTTCTTTGGAGTATACAAATCTACAAAAAACTGTTCATATTTTGTAAGCTCAAACTTTTCACAGTAAATTAAGACTTTAAATATAAACGATTTTTCCCCATATTTACTCCACGCGTTTTGTAAATGAGCATTCGGGTGACAATTTTTTGATAATTCTAGCAAGTGTCTTTTAATTCTTTTACTAATATTTACTGATTGTCCAATATACTTCTTACATGTTTGTATATTTTCAATGCAGTATACTCCAGAATTAGGTTCTGTCACATCTGCACTCCTTTCTCGCTCGTTAAGCCAGCCAATATTTTCAAATGTAACGGCATCGCTTTCAGAGACGTTTTTAGAAGTTCAGTATTAGCAAAGTAATAATACTGCGTGTCGTAGCTAAGAATAGGTACACCCGTGGAAATAAGATACTGCATTATTTTTTTACCACATCTATAGCGATCTGGAATAATAGAATTGTTTATTATCATATTACACCTTCCCGCCGCGGGCGATGTTTGCACCGGAGCCGCGAGTTGCAGCACCCTCATCGGTTAGCTGACTGGTACTTTTCTGTGGTCTGCCTGCCCCATCAGAAGTTTCCTCTGCTGTTTTTTGAGCAGTTTTAGCTGTTTTTATTGCAGTTTCTTGTTGCACTTTGCTGTTTTCTTTTTGAGCATCGATATTCATTTTAGCGTTTTTCTCAGTAGCTTTTATATTCATTTCTGCGAGTGCTTTTTGTTGCATAAACGAAGGCGGGGTAAGCATGTCCATAAAACCCGTTGCTTGCGCCTCTTCCATATGTTTTCTAAGTTCGGCTGGCTTCATGCGCATTGCTGCCGCTATTTTTTGTGGCATTACAATGCCTTTATCAAATAGTGACATAGCATTAGCAAATCTGGCTTCTCTATTAATAGAAAAATCAGTACCCTCGAATACAAAACTAAATTTAAAATATTTAGTTCTCAGATTAACCTGATAGCTCATATACTCTTCAAATTGTTCGTAAAGAGAGCACATAAGTTGCTCATCGACGTTCAAACTTAGTTGTGTTTCAATTACGTTTGGTTTTACGTTGCTACTGAATATAAGGTTCGTATTTACACCGCTAAGAGCAAGCGTTGTACGGACATAACTATCGTACATCTCATTATTACCTTCAA